GCTTTTGCCGATTTATTTTTGGCACGTGCCAGTTTTCGGTCGTCACGTGGCAGATTTTATTTGCCACGTCGCAGTTTCGAGATTGTCACGTGACGATGTTTTTCTCACTTCTCGCCCTCGCCCTCCTCGGCGGGTTCTGCCACGGTGTAGTTGCCCGGCTTCAGCGTGGTCGCTGCCTCGCTCTTCGCAATCAGCGCGTCGAGCGTCATGAGGTTGGCCGAAGCCAGTGGCGTGCCACCGTTCTCCACGGCTGGCATGTCGTGCTCCTGGCGTATCTCGTTCGGGGTCTTCGTGCCGTTCTGCAACAGCAACTGATCCACCTTTGCCTGCCTTTCGGGGTCCATCGCCAGCAGCGGCTTTTCACAGATGTGGATGCGTCGCACGCCGTAGTCCTTGAAGCCTATCAGCTTGCGGGCAATCTCCTTTTCGTTGCCCGTCTTCTGCGGCAGGATGGTTCGCGTGTGGAACTCCATCGTGGCGTTCTGATAGTCGTTGTAGTGCGAGTTGGTATCGAGCATCAGCAGCGGACGGGGAACGCCGAAGAATCGGCTTACGTCGTCGTTGGTGCCACCCAGTTGCTCGAACATCTGCATATCGCTGCCCGTCATCGAGATAGGTACGAACTTGTCGAGCCCTCGGATGGCGATGATGTCGTGACCTTTGTAGAGCTTGCTTTGGATTTCCTCGGCGTACTTGTCCATTTCCGACTTGTCGAACAGACCGGCAGCAATGGGCGAAACCGTCTTGCTGGTGTCCTCGCCAATGAATCCCTTCACGCGACCGCCCTTTGCAGCCGTCTCCAAAGCCTGCTGCTTGATGGTGCGGTTCAGGCTCAGCGTCTCGACGGCGTACTGTAGCGTCGGGATGCCCCAGATGCCGTTCTGATAGCGGAAGGTGTTGGCGAAGTGCAGCACGTCCTCACGTGGCACATTCACCTCCGTCTTGTAGCCGTTGTCAGTCAGATACACAATGCTGCTGTATGTGCCTGTGGCGATGTTGTAACCGCCAGTCTTTACCAGCCACAAACGGGCAGGGAACCCGAACTCGTCACGCTCGATATACACGAATGCGTTGCCGTAGAACAGGCGGTTAATCTCCACCAACTTCCACATGTCGGCAGCACTCATGATGGGGTTCGGCTCTTCCTGCAACAGATAGTTGATGCGCTTACCCAAGCCGCGCATGTCGGTCACGTAGTTGCCGCCCTCGAAGTCGCGCTTCTGGTATTGCACGGGCATGACGCTCATCGTGTCTGCCCTCAGATTCACGGCACGATAGACTGCCGCCACCACCAACGCCGACTCAGGACCACGAACGTAAGCGATTCGCTCCTCGAACGAGCCGCCCGTCACCTTCGGCCCTTGGTTACTCGCCGCGTTCGGATCAGTCGTTTCCGGCACGCCGATGGGTGCCTCGCGCGTCTGCCTGAATCGGAATAAATTTGCAAAAATATTATCCATATCTATTTGCCTTTTCTAATCGTAGATTTCTTGGTCTTGGGTTTACTAACCGTTTTCGTCGGTTCTGCGGCGGGCGTTTCCCACAAGCCGCGGTGCTCAACCAGCCACGCCTGCGCTTTATCTTTGTTTCGCCATGAACCGCTGGCAAGGTGAACCATCAGCGGACGTATGTCGATGCGTTTACCGCACGCGCCGTTGCGGTGGCTGCGGATGTCTTCGAGGAATGATGCCCCTGTGTCGTAGTAGTTGCCACGATTGCGGTTTCCGCCAGGCTGCAAGCCCCACGAGCGTTTCGGGTCGAAATAGTCAATGCCGCAATGCTTGCACATGGGCACGTTGATCCAACAGAGCATCGGCACCAATCGGTCAATGCCTTTCGGGTTTCCCGCCTTCTGCGCCGACTGGATATGCCCAACGGTGCATTGGTCGTACTGAAACATGAAGTCCACGTCGGCAGTCAGAAGGATGTCGCTATCCATGAGCAGGAACCCGTCGGGCAGTAGGTCGAAGAGTTTCTGAATGCTCATCATGTGCTTGGCCGAACCATATACACAACTGCCCCAAATGCCGATACCAGGACACTTGTTTGGGTACTTCTCCAGTTCTTTGTCGAAGTCGATAAACTGCCCCTTCGTGTTGTCGATAACCTCCACGCCCTTCATCTTCTTTGTCCAAGGCCGCTCGTCGCTGTTGTCGAAGATCACCACCTTGTAATCCTCACCGCCATGCTTTCGCAGACTCAGGACGGTCGCCTCCGTCAGTTCGGGGGTGTTGTAATGCACAATGGCCACCGTCTTCTCCGGCGTGACGGCTTTTTCCTTTTCCTTCGACCATTCATTGTACTTGAAGAATCGGTCGTGGTATGCCTCCCAGAACGCCTTCATCGGACGTTCGGCCATGCCGCGACGCATCTTGTCGGCCCATTCTTCAGCGGTCTTCGTGATGTAGTGGCGGACGACCGCACGGCTGGGGTCATACGTCGGAGTCCAGAAGTTGCAATCGCATGTCACCCCGATGGCGTTCTCGTAGTTGCCTGCACCTTCTGGGCAATGTGGGTTACGGGTGAATGTCACGCCCTCTAAACCGCCACGCACAATCGACTTCACATGCTGATTCTCGGCGATGTCGTCATACTGCACATGCAAGTCGGCAGGCAGAGGCTTCTTGAACCGCTCGGCCATTGGTCGCCCGTCGTTCTTCACCAGTCCGTTGTCGCCGTAGCATTGCCAGTTCACCACCACGCAGTTGCATCCCTTGCGGTTGTTTAACAGGTCGGCAAGCGTCTCTTTGCCATTGATGACCAGCTGCTCATCGAAGTCGAAGAACGCCACCCAATCATATTCCCCGCCGTACTGCCGATAAATCTCATTGTACGCCCGGAAATGGCAGTTGCACTTGTCGCGGTAGTCGATGACAGTCACCACGCCCTTGTCGATATAGTCCTGAAGCACCTCCTCAAAGTGCTCCTCACCCTTGCGGTTGTTGTCAGCGATGTAGATGTGCGTGAATCCCACCTTCATATGGTGCTCCACAAACTCCCTGGCATATTGGTTCTCCTTTCGGCCAATCGCCACCACCGCCGCCTTCAGTTTCTTTTTCTCTACTTTCTTAGCCATAGTTCCTCTTTTGGTTTATATGTCGCCAGTACCGCCATTGCCAAGTTCAGAATTACTTGGCGGTGCCGGCACTGGTGCCTTGTCGTCGATAATCACTTGCGCCATGAATTGCAGCGTATTCTCTTGGTGGTCGGGATGGAAGGTCTCAGGGAGAATCTGATATGTGCGGCCTTCATAGACAATTCGGCTGCGCTCGTTGATCTGATTCGTCCAACGGGTACGAACCAACACCACACCGTAGGAGTCCAGTGCCCCTTCGTGCATACCAGCCTTGCCTTTCTGCCAATCGACCGAAGCCCAGAGGCATACCGTCTCTTCCCACTCAGGCCCGCTGGTATCGAGTCCGAACTTTCCCATCGTCGCCGCCTTGCGGTTCAGCACTGTGATGCGGTGTTTCAAGAATCCTGATGAAAATGCCATAATCTTCGCTTTTCTAATCCGACAAAACCGTGGCCGAAGTTTACTACGTCTGCGGAGAAACGAGAGCCCCGCTGCCCTTAAACTTCACGGAACCACGACCTAACCCACCAACGGGACCTTTGATGTCCGCATGTTGGCAGATGGCGGTGCCGTACTTGCGCACACCGGCGATGACAATACTCAGAGTGTAAGTGCCGCGCACCTTCAGCAGACCATCAAATGGGGCTCCTGTCGTCACCAGGTGGTCGAGCGATATTTCCCACTCGTCTCTACCGGCTACAAACTCCTTCGAGGTGTTCTGTGTGGCGGATGCCTTCTCTATCAGGTCGCAACTGCTGCTGATAGTACACGACTTGGCTGCGGCGATAATCGGTGTTGTGCCGCTATTGCCTGCATAAATAAAAATATTCTTACCTAATACGATAGCCATATCACTTCAATTTTTCAATTCTTCAATTCTTAAAGGTCTTTACCGAACAACAGCTCACCTCTTCCCGTCCTACGGCCCCAACGGTCGGCCATCAGCACCACGTTCTCACCTGTCAGCACGCCGACGATTTCCATCTTTCCACCGCCAGCGGCTTGGAGATTGCCTGCCAAGACGGATTGCTGGCTCGCCGAAAGCACAACCTCGCCCGCATTCAATCCCACAAACTGACTTCCGTCAACCAATCCGCCGATGTTATCACCAGAGTACGAATTACCTTTAATCATACCACCCTCTGCATAGCCCGTTGCGGCATGAATGGCAGAGATGGTCGAAATCATCTGCCCTAATCCCGTTGCGGCGAATGCAGCCCATACCCACGGATTGCCTGTTTGTGCTGCTGCGACGGTCGCTTGTGAATATCCGAGGGCGATACTTGCTATCGCCTGCGCCACTGTACCGACCACTTTCGCCGCTGGGTCTTCGATGCTGGCCATTGCGGAGCCGACGGCCTGAACAGCCTGCGCTGCACTCTGCCAATCCTTCGACATCTCCTTGGATTGCTTTTTCACATTGCCAGTCGAGAAGTCTATCTTTATCGGCTCAATGCCGAGCCCTTTTAGTTTCTCGTTGATCTGGTCTTGTAATGCCTGCCACGTGTCGTCGGGGATGTTAATCTCGTCGCCGATGCGCTGCTGGATGGTCGATAGGTCGAGATTTTCGACCATAGCATCTTGCAAGGCTTTGGCGTAAGCTGCACCGGCTTCCATACCGCCCTTGGTCAGTTCTTCCGTTTGCGCCATAACCTTCGATATGTCAATCGTTCCAGTCTGGATGTCGTATTTCGTCACCACTTCCGTCAGCGACTTCAGCGTGTTCTTATCTACATCCACATTCTTGGCCGACAACTCCAGCTTGATGCTATCTTGCAACCGCTCGAATGGCGTGCGCAAATCGGGAATATTGGCTTCTATGTCAATGGCCACTTTCTTGCCGTTGAGCCGGTCTATCTCATCCTGCACCTCCTTGATCTGCTGATCCTGAATCTCGATTTCGATGGGGTTGCTCAGTTTGCCGCGCTCGGTCTGTAGTTTTTTCAGTTCCTCATTGAGCGCATCCAGCGAACCTTCCGGTGCAATTTTTCCTTGCGCAATGTCGGTCAGTTTCTTGATTTCCTCATTACGCTTTTGCAATGTCTTAATCTCCGACTCAATCGCCTTGCGCCGCTCGTCCGTAGCTTTGATATACTCCTGCGTGAGCTTTCCGATTTGCTCATTATTCAACTGTTCCTCTGTCTTCGGAGCCTTTGGAGCCTTTGGTACTTTCGGTGTTTTGAATAAGGATTTCTGCCAATCTTTAATGGCATTTACGTCCTTCAAATTATTGAAATGCTGTCCACCTATGACTGCGCCAGTATTGCTATCTGTAACTTCGACATATCCACCAGGAGCATAAACTGTATGATCTTTGCCTGGTTGCTTTTTCGGCGTTGGCAGAGGCCCATCTGCAAGATTCGGAATGTTTGCCTTTATCTTCAGTTCAAACTCTCCACTCAGGATTTGCTGAATATCGTTGATGGATTCCGCTATTGGGTCAAGAACAGTCGTCAGAACTTCCATGCCACCGAGTTTGATAGAGTTCCACGCTTTATTCCATTCCTCAGCTACTGGCATCGCTTCACGACCAAGTTTCTCCATCTTGTCTGATGCTTCAGCAGCGGCACGGGCAGCACGGTCGGCAGCGGTCTCGACGTACTCACCTGCCTCTGACATCTGCTCTTTGATGATGGATGCCACAGCCGTAGTCATGTCGCCAGTCTCGGCCATGCGTTCCTTTACCTGTGCAGCAGAGAGTCCGAGGTTGTCGAGAATCATCAGCGACTTGCGGCCAAGACCGGTCACGATAGAGTCCACCATGTAATCGACACTTTGGCCAGTGTCTTTTGCCTTCTTCTGGGCGAATGCCAACAGTGTACCAAGTTGCTCAACGGGGAGTTTGAAGTCATCAAACTTCACGGCTGCTTTCATCAGTTTCAATTCGCTGACAGTGCCATGAGTGGCCTCCTTCAGGTTGGCGAGCAGTTCTGGTTGGTTCAGTCGATCAAAGGCAAGGCGCACACCCTCACCTGATTTCGCCAATTCTATGCTCTGCTGTACGGTGTCGGCTATCTCAGAACCGAGCTTGGTGATACCAGATGCCAATAGGTTGCCGCCAGTCACGGCGAGCATACCCGTGAGACCACCTTCGCCAAACAAACCACCGCCTGCCTTGCTCTTCACTTGCTCGACAGCATTATCTAATCCATAAAGTTCTTGCTTGGCATCCTTGATACGTTCGCTCAGTTGGCCGATTGATTGCGCCAAAGCCTTACCAAAGTCACTCTGCTGCTGCTCCTGACTCAGTTTGTTGTAGGCTTTGGCAGCATCGTTGTAGGCACCTACCAAGTCCTTCACTTTATCCTTCAGATTGTTGGCACCACTGGTTACAGTACCCAACGCTCTTGCGGCCTCTATGCTCTTTTGTGAAAAGTTAGTGAATCCCTTGCCGCCAATTTCGGCTTGCTTCACAAACTCAGAGAGCCCCTTCGCAGCATCGCGGAGCTTGCTATCATACTGGGTCGTTTCCAGCTTAAATCTGGTGATTACGTCTGCCATATCTTATACAAATTCGTCGTTGATTACTTTATCGATGGTTTCCTGAATGCGGCCTGCTATTTTTTCGAGTTCCTTCTGCGATGCACCACCAAACCAATTACGTGCCGAGATGCTACCTCGATTACCTCCGAGGCTTTTGGTCGCAAGAATTGAAACACCACCTGTCCGCAAAGCTCTATTCCCCATCTGATGAATAGCACGGTCGCCGGTACCTTGGTTCAGGAACCGAAGAATGAATCCGCGGTCTTTGCCTTGGTAGCTCATGATGTCCTCAGTTCGCTTTGTCCGTGTAACACGATTGCCGCCTCTGCCTTTATGGTCACTCGTTCCTTTTCTCTGTGGTTCGTATAAAGACTTCGAACCTGTCTTGCGCGATTGCAAGATATTCACCTGACCGCCAAAGAGTCGCTTATAGACAGCATAGCGAACGGCTTTGTAAGCCTTGCGTGGATCGCTCTTCATGTCGAGCCCACTGGTCGCATCTTTCGACAGGTTGGCACGTGCCTCTCCGAGAACTTTACGGATGACACCCCTGAGTCGTTTTTCAAACCCAGGATTCGTGGTCTCTAATTGCTTGATCTTTTTCTCAAAAGCGTCGAGACCTGTAATGGTAATTGTGCCGTTCTGAATATCTGCCATACACAAACCCGCGCAAACGCGTGCAAGGGTTTACCGATAGCGGAGATAGTCTGATTCTTAAACTATCTTAAAAGTTTTGCAAAATGTTTGGAAGTTTGGCTTGTTTTTTCTTATATTTGCACCCGAAAGCCTGCGAGCTTTAATTCAATCACTATAAAAAACAAGCAATTATGAGACATTCTTTAAAAGCCCTGACCAAGGCTAAAAACGTGGTCATCAGTGTTTTTATGTGTTCATGTGTGTTTTCCGCCTGTACCAAGGACGACGAGCCGGAGAAGTCCGTCCCCGAGACCGTCATCGAGGTGGATGTGAACGACGATCCGATTCAGGAGCACGTCACCATCAACTTCGCACCCATTTATAAGATGGAACCCATGACGCGCTCCGACCTCTCATCCTCCGGCATGACCCGCCTCGACGTGTGGATATTCGAAGGTTCGACCGAAATCTCCGCCGTCCATCAGACAAGCACCGACGTTGGCTTTGGTTCTGTGTCACTGAGCCTGAACAAAACGAAGACCTACACTCTCTATGCCATCGCCCACAAAGCGACCGTCGAATGCACGCTCGCCAATGGCATCATTAGCTATCCTGACGAGAAGCCGAAGGAGAGTTTCTTCTACTCCACGACCTTCTCGCCAGCGACGACCACAGCACTCAACTGCGCCATGAGTCGCATCTGCGGAAAATTCACGATGACGACCACGGATGCTGTGCCTGACGAAGTAGACCATGTGCGCTTCATCATCAAGCAGACTGGTACACGACTCAATGTCACCACCGCCGAGCCTGCAAACATCATTGACCGCACCGTGGACTTCACAAGCCTCTCTCGAAAGAGCGACGGCACCATCAGCTTCGCCTTTTATATTCTTTCGACATCGGACGCTGCCACGAATTTCGAGATCGTCGCCACGGCCTACACCGCCGACAACGACATCATCGAAACGAAGACATTTGCCGACGTGCCCATCCGCAACAACTACCGCACGACCTACTCGGGATCCTTCTTCATCACCTCGTCGATGTCGATGACCTTCACCGCCGACGATTGGAACGATTACGATGTTGTTAATTTCTGAGCCATGCAGACCGCCAAGATCACCATCCGAGGTCGCAAGGAGCAGACTTTGTTCTTCGACGACAAAGACCGCGATATGTTCCGCTGGGCGTGCTCACTGCTGCCAAGCCATTTGTCGAACGACATGCGAACCTACGAGCGATGCGGAAAGGCAACAAAATTCACCTTCTACACCGACCGCGTGGAGATAGAGGCCGAGGCATGGGACTGGACGCCGAAGCAGATAGCCGTATTCCTATGTCAGGTCTACGATGCCTACTTCCGCCGTAAGTACCGGCGCACTGGCCATCAGACTAACTTCGAAATCACATAGCGTTCTTTTTCAAAGTATTTAGATTTAATTTTAACATTACTTTTCGAGCCCCTGCCCGCGAGGGTCGGGGCTTTTAGTATCGACACGAAACAATTTCAAAACTATTTCACATAAGAATAAAAGAACTATTAAATGAGCATGGAATGACGCAGGAAGATTTGGCGAAGTGGTTGGGCATACATTTGGTATTATCAACAAAAAAAAAAGAGCGGACTTGATAGTCGCTCCTTTCCTTAACGGCGTGCCAGAATAATTTTGCACCCCTTTCTGCCCCCAAAGGTAAAGAAAATCAGCCAATAATTGTGCATTACGGCTGATTATTTAATGAAGTTTAACAAACTATTGCTCAATAGGTTGCTGGTTTGACTCAGGCTCCGGCTCGATAGCTTCCAGCCTGGCTATCTCTTCCTGCGCCGCATTGATGTCGTCACGCCACTGCTGACGTTCGGCTATCTTGGCGGCATATTCTGTCTTGGTAGCCTTGCCCTCCGCAATCTTTGCGGCGATATAATCCGTTGCGGTCAACTTACCCTCGCGGTCGAGGATAATGGTTTGCTGCTCATTGATGAGCGCGTCAATCTCATACTTTTTCATATTCGTTTCAATTTTAAGTGATACTTGCTGTTTAACCTTGCGCGAAAACTATGCTGGGGTTTACTGACGACACAGAGCCTTCGTTGGTCCCAATCCAACCACAACCACCAATCATCTGCAATAGTGCCTTTCAGTGTCATGATGCGCTTGTTGGATGTGCGGTTCTTTAATAGTCCCGTGTATGAGTTTACGGTCGAAATAAAACGGTCGAGTTCTCTGTATTTCTCGACCGTTGATAACTTATTATACTCTTCTATCCTCGCCAAGCATCGAGCCCATGTCGCGTCGTTCAGTATTACACTCCACGGATGGATGTGACTGCCCAGAAATTCAAGACCTTTCCAATGCTGCTGACAATAGAATTTGCGGTCGTTCATCTTTACGCCTTTGGCCGCAAATCTGCGCCGCAGTTCTGGGAGTAGCGATAGCGCATAAGGTTTTAACCTATCAGGTACTATCATTACGCCGTCGTCCATGAATACCGTAGTGCGGATGCCGCACTCATCATTTAACCAGCGCACCTCGTCATTGATATAAAGTCCCATTCCCGTTTGCGATGACATACGGCCTATTGGTACACCTATTCCGTCGGGCTTGTTTAAGATTGATTTCTCAGGCTTGATATGTATATCCCACAGATACTTTGGTGTGCGCCGTTCGTAGTGCTTTGCAGGGCAACAATGGATTGTAATCATTGCAAGCCACCTGAGAAACGATGGCATCCATGCACCGTATTTCTCCGCGATTTCATCTTGAAAGGTGTCGATGACGTGAACAAAACACGACTCTATATAGTCGCATACTGCATTCGGGAAGAATCCTGCCAAATCCCATTTAATAATCCACGTTGTTTCAGTATAACCATTTGATACCTCACAGATGTCTTCGATAACCTGGTTAATGGCTGCTTGCGAACCCATGCCCTCGCGGTTGTTGAATGTACGAGGGTGCAATATCCGTTCAATCCAAGGCTTCAGGGTGTCGCAAAGAATATGGTCGATGATACGGCCTGCAAATTCTGTGGCAAATATCTCGCGCCACTTGGGTATTGAAGTGAGGAAGGTGTAGTTATGAAGAATACGGAATGTCCTCTGCATGAGCTCGCGCATCAAGCGAACAAGCAGTGGTGGCCAGTTGATTTCAAAAGCCATCGAATCACGCCCGTAACGCTTGTTTTTCCGTGTAGAAAACATCACGCTGAGCAACAGCGCAAAGAACAATACTTCAGTCATTAAAGTAAAAGCTAAATATCGGTAAAATCGCGACCGCCTGGCAACGATTCGTGTTGTTGACGTTGTTGTTGTTGAGATTGCCGTTGTTGCCGTTGAAGATCAAAGCGTTGTTGACGTTGTACCTCTGAGCAAACCATCGGTTCGTGCGGGTCGGAGTCACATTACAATACTGCTATAAATGATAGCCGGACTCCCTTTTACCTTATTCATATCTGACAGCAGCCTCTTGTCATTACTGACCGACCTGCGACTGCTCCTGACGTTTAAGCGACCGACTCGCATTTCTCCACTTCCTGACACCTTCCTCGATTCTCTCGAGTTGTTCTGCTATGCGCAACTTGTCGCTGTCTGTCAGCAGACCTTGTGTAATACACAACTCAAAATTTGCCAATAGAATGCCGAAATCTCCGAACATCTCACGAATATGTGCCTGCCGCTCTTCCTGATACTCTTTCGCTATGGAGAAGTGGCGGATAATATTCTGCGCTGCCTTTTTCATCTCTACCGGCGCACCTTCGATACGTTCTATCTTCGGCATACGCTGAATGGCGGGATGTAAGACGAATAGAAGATTCTTGGCATCAGCAAGAATTGAATCTTTGTCGTTGTGAGCTTTGTGTCCGCGCGGTTTCTTGTGTTCGTTCATTGTTCATCTTGGCATATCTGTCCGTCTGCTGTTCGTAGGCATCTTGCAGATATTCGTCGTAATCGCTATATTGTTTCACGTTGAGAGTAAGGGGCCTCACGTCACGCTTGCGCGATGACGTGAGAGCCTATTTTAAGAGTTAATCAATTTCTAAAAGCGCGACCGCCTGGCAACGAAACGTGTAGTTGACGGTGATGTTGTCGAGATAGCCGTCGTAGCCGTTGAAGAGCAAAGCGTAGCCGACGTTGTACCTCTGAGCAAACCATCGGCTCGTGCTATTATTGATTGCGGTAGTTCCCATCTTTGTAATGCTGGGAGCTAAAGCATCCAGGCACGCATCCTTCATTAGCTGGGTGCCTTCCAGTACGTCGGGCAGGTGCCAATCTCCGAAGTCGAGTCCTGCGACGCCATACGAGCGATTATATCCGTAGTATAGCGCGGGGAACTTATATTTGGTGCCACCGTCTTTGGTGGGTGCGGTCTTCTGAGCATAGCGCTCAGCCATAGCCTTGCCGTCAGGAAGTGAGAAACATCCGAACTTCTGCGGACATACTACGATGTAACACTTCTCCAAATACTCCTCGTAGGTTTTGTATGCAGCGCGAAGGTCGGCGCAATACTGAGAGCTCTCGAACTCTGAAGGCTTTACGGGTGCGTCATTACCGGCATGCGGGCCTACAGGCTCGTCGGCTGCCGGCACACGACCGTTGCTCGTTGCCCACGCCTTCGTGCGAGCGATATTCTGGACACCCCAGTAGTTGGTGTAGAAGCCGCGCTCACCACGCCAATACTGCGAGTTCTCGGGCATGTCACCCCAGGTGACATGCGTGATAGTACAGCCCGTTGCGCTACAAATGTAGAAACGATAGTCCACGCACTGGTCGCATTGGATGATGATCTGCGTGCCGTCGCTATCCACTTTGTTTCCTTCAGCATCGGCCAGGTATGCCCACCATGCCTTCGTATCACCCACGGCAGTAGCCTTTGCAGCCACGGCAGCGGAAATCTCAGCAGCACTCGTTGCGTCGATGGCGGTCGATGTCAGCGTCACGTCCACGGTGGTGTCAACGGCATAGTCGGGACTCATGCGCAGCTTGATAGCCAACGTGGTGCTGCTGATGGCAGTGATGGCATACTGACACACGTCGAGATACTTCAAGTCGGCGGTGTTCTTATCAATCACGCCTACCTGGCGACCCTTACGCAGATACACATAACCAACATGCACCCATGCACTGGGGATGATGGCCTTCTGAATCCACGCACCACCCTTAACGTAGGTGATTTCGTTGGACTCGTTCAGGAATACCAGGTCACCAACTGCGGGACTTGTGGTGATGACGTTCACGCCGTCCACTATAATCTCGCGGGTAGTCTCTATCATCGAAACCTGACTCTCGATGGTAGGCTTTACTGCGGCATCGTAAGCCGCTTTGTTTGCATAACTTTTGATAGCCATATCTTTGTCCTTTCCTTTTTATTAGTTAATCAATACCCAGTCGCTGATTGAGTTGGTCACGCTGAATGCGGTGTATTCCTTCTTGTTGGTCGTGTCCAGATACTTCTGCCCGATAAACGCAGGCACATTCGGAGCCGTAGGCGCACCGCTGCCGTAGATTATCATCGGGTAGTTCTGCACTTTTGGCACATCCTCTGAGTTGATGCACACAGCCCGAGCCTCGCCGAGGTTATCCAGCTGAGCCTTCAGTCCGGCAATCTCGCCAACCAACTGTGCGAAAGCCTGTGCAATGACCGCCTGACCAGGCGCACCGATGAAGTTGGTGGCAATATTCTTGAAGATACCAAGGCCAACCACCATAGCAACACCGCCATTGACTGTTGCCGTGTAACCGCTAACAACGACGGTCATGCTGGTGGGACACAGATAGACGTAATAGCCCGTCGAAGGCATAGCGGCAACGGCCTGCTTCATCAGCGGCTCATAGTACGATTCCGTCACCTCGCGGGTTGCAGGCAGCGTGGTGTATGTCTGACCACCCATCAGCCAACCCGTCAGCACGGGCGTATCACCACTCTCGTCGTACTGAGCCGTATAGATCAGCGCGGGATTGTAGTCGGCCGTAGCCGTCAGCGGCAGTTGTGGATAGTCCTGACGATAGGTGTAGGCATAGGTAATCACCTTGTCGTAAGTACGTGTCACGATGCGAGCAAACAGACTCACGTCGGCAGGCACGGCACTTGCACTGGGTACCAGCATGATGTCGCCAGCGTTCAGCTGCACCTCGGCACTGATACCGTAACCGCTTGCACTTACCTCCTGCCCGTTCACATTAACATACTTGCCAGCCGTAGCCTGCTGGAGAGTGATGTTGCGCGTTGTGTCGTACTTGCCAAGTCCGCGCTCCAGGAACAGTACGCGACCGTTAGTATCGCCAAACATGCCGTCAACCTGTGTCTTTGTATAGTAAGCCGCAAGAGCGTTACTGATGGCGGTGTTCATTTGGATGGTGGTAGAGTACGAAGTCAGAGCCGCCGCAATAGCGTCTGCCACCTGCTGGGCGGTCTGCTTCTGAGCCAGAAGGCTGTCGGTCTGTGCCTTGGTGTAGTAAGATGCAAGAGCGTCACTGATGGCGGTGCTAATCTGCGTTGCAAGTTCGGAAGACGTTGGCAGCGCGTCCAATTTATTCTTCAGCGCGGTGGTGAAATCCTCAGTAGAGAGCTGCTTGCCATCCACTTTATTCACCTTCTCGGACAACATCTGATTAATGACAGTTGACGTGTAGTAGTTAGCCAGTGCCGTGGTGATGGCATTACTGATGGCCAGATTCACCTCAGCCGTCGTGCTATATGGTGCCAGAGCGGTGGCGATGGCCGAGTTCATTCCGGCTGTGTTGGTATAGGAAGCCAGAGCAGCAGCAATCAAACTCTCCACCTGTGCCTGCGTGGTCTTGGTGCCGATAAGATTCGAGAGTGCGAGGTCGGCAGCAGAGCGTGCTTCTGCTTCAGCCGACACAGCGGCCACACGAGCGTCGCGCTCGTCGTCAATAGACTGTTGCATGCCCGTGGCAGCGGTCAGAGCCGACTGCACAGCAGCACTCAGGTCCTCGGCAGGTATGCCCGTGTTCGGCTTCTGGTAGGCACTCAGTGCAAGCGTCAGCGCGTTCTGCACGGATGTGGTGAAGTCCGATGAAGGAATACCGCCTGATGGCTTCTGATAAGCCGAGAGAGCCTTTTCGAGTGCCGTCTGAACAGCAGCAGCCAAGTCGCTGGCAGGTATGCCGTCGTTAGGCTTCTGATAGGCCGACAATGCAGCGGTCAAAGCGTTCTGCACGGCTGTGGTGAAGTCCGATGAAGGAATACCCGTGCCTGGTTTGTCGTACTTATTGTTCCACGTCTGCTTATTTTCCGGCGTTACGTGGATGCTGCCATCATTAACGTGGTTGTCAAGAATGGTGTGGTCGGTTTCTGCGTTGTTCAAATCCTGTTGAACCTGCTGACCAGTCTGAGTCAATCTGTAATCTGCCATTTTCTTATATGTTTTTAATTATTAATCGTTGTTATTTTCTGACGAAGTCAGCACGTAGAAATAGAGATCGTCGGCCGACACGATCGGTTGACCAAGTGCCGTGCAAAGCTGCTGATACATCGACGCGATGCTGCTCTCTTCCGTGCGCTGATAGGTGACGAATCCTGTCGCCACGCACTTCGGGCATGAGATAAACTTCGGACACGGAGTCTGAACCACGAAGCACAGAATCTGCTCGTCCACCTTCGTGCGCTCCGAGTCGCTCTCGTCGGTATCGGGCACCTGCCACGTACAACGGGCGGTGACTTCGCCAACCATCCCTTTTGTCGGGAACGAGAAGAAATACTTGCCTGATGTGTCGGCGGTCATGTCTTGCTTTGTCAGCGTCATCGTCTTCCCGCTCATACCCCAGAGTAGCTCCACTTGGAAATCATTGTCATTCATGGAGAATCCATCCATATCGATGTTCACGAAATACTTCGCCTCTTCGCCTTCTACGAATATATCTTTCTCTGTCATATCGCTAAAGTTTCATATAGGGTTTTACTAAAATGTCGAAGGTATAGGGCACCACGCTCACGTTGGTCGGACTGATCGGCGAGCGATAACTGTACGACACATCTACCAACATAAGTGCTGCCTGTCTGATGGCTGATGGCACACCGCCATATTGTTCCTTCAGACTCTGCACGCAGTCTGCCACTTTGTTGCCTCGATTCAGGTAGTTCGCCACGGTCTCCTCTGCGGCATTCCCATAGAGTTCAAGCAGTGAGTCCTCGCAATCGTAGTCAATGCGAGAGTGCTTCTTGATGTACTGGATAGTCAAATATTCCATATTGTCATGTTTTGTCCTTTACGATTCCGACAAAACCGCGCCGTGGGTTTACCACAAACAAAAAAAATGGGGAGCCCGCTGGCTCCCCTTGAATAAATACTACTACTTAACGATTTAATTAACCACTAACTTTTTAACGCTTCCTCTATGCCTTGACGGGCCACGTAGCTGTAGCCTTGTGTGATGCGACGCACCATGTCGGCCTCCTTGTCGGATATTTCTACCTCACCCTCGGCGAAGTATATCTTCTTGCCGAGCTCGCACTCCTCGATGTCGTGGCCCTGCATGTAAAGCTGGTTTCCGATCTGCTGCTGGAAATCAGCCGTCACGTCGCGTCCCTCAATGTCTTTGAGTTTGATGTCCTTAAAATTCACTTTCATCGTTCTTCTGGGTTTTAGTGGTTACTTCGACTTCACGCCGGGCCTGTCGGCGTTGCTTTTCTTTTCGTAGTTCTTATAGACCAATACAGAGAGGACGGCGCAGATAGCACCTGCGATAATTGTCATCACGCCATTGAAGCCTCGGTTCTCACAAATCAGGTAGATACCTGAAGCGACAGCCACAATCGCGATGAGCAATAACACACCAGCACCAAAAAATGATGCAATCTTAAACCAACTGAAATCTGATTCTGCCATAATCGTAAAAATTTAATTAGAAACTTTTATATTCGCGAACGAAATTGTTATTCGTAGGAGCCAGACAAAGCAACGCCCATGCGCCATTGGCATAAGAGCCGAAATCGTCCTGGATGAAATTAATAGTCTTACTCCATGTGCGGGTCACGTTGTTGCCAATCACGTTGGAGTTGTTGTTCACCGCATAGAAATCAGAATAGGCGTTGTAATATCTTGCTGCCAATTGGTCTGGGTTCGAATAGCCGCCGTTCCAATCGTGTGACATAATATCACCCTGCTTGTAGTTTTGCGGCCAAGTACGCATGATATATGATACGGCACCCTCTCCTTGATAGTCGGGGCCTGAATAGCCGTTGTCGTGCTCGTTGTCGAAAGCGGCATTCGAAAGCAGATAGCACACCATATTGTTGATGGTCACGCTGCTGCCCGTCTCATTCTTGACCTCGAAGTTGAGCGTGATGCTTGACGATCCGAGCGAGAAGGTGACATTCGTCTGAAGGTTGGCTGTCTGCGCCACCTTATTGGCCGATAGGTATGCACCATTCAGGATGATGATGTCGCCATCGTAGTTCTGCGACCAGTTGTCCTGTTTGTTCTGAGTCAGCACCGGCGCAATCTTCAGGGCTCCGTTTGGGATCGAACTTGATATTTGTGTGCGGACTCCTGTGTAGAGGTTCGTACCGACAAAGAAATCGCTGATATGCGGCTCTGAGAATATCCACACACCATTATTGGAATCAAGGATGGCCAAACCGACATAATAGCCCGAGAAGTCCTTCTGTGCGTTCTGGAAGTCGTATGGGTAGAGCATACCAGGATAGGCATCAAGGTCTTCGTTCTCGCGGCACTGCATGTTGAAATAGATGGTATCGAGATCGGACACCATTGTGCCAGGTATCGACAAATAGCCGTTGAAGATTGTCATGAATGCTTTGCCGCCTGCCGTCTCACCCAACTGCCATTTGTTGTGCTGGTATTTCTTGAAGTCTACGAGGCGATAGTGCTCATTGTAACCTGTTCCGCTGCCATTTGCCCCGCGTGGTGCAAGATGTGTCCAAAGGTCTTGGTACTTCGATGCGAAGGTAAGCCTGCCACAGCTCACAATGCCCGTGCCAAAGTTTACCGTCTTGGCTGCGGTTTCGCGGGCTGCATCTGAGGCATAGTCAACTGCATTGTTTCTGAATGGTTTGCACTTCGAGAATACATTGATCTGCGAGGCACGGCACAGTGTGCCGAGGTCGCCACCACCGCTGATGCCCAATGCCAGCTGCACGTCGTAGATGCTGATAGGGGCCGTGATATATCCGTCTGCGTATGCCATAATTATTCGAGTGAAATTGTTTTTGCCGTTGAGCCGTTGTAATACTTCAGTACACCGCTGTCGAGATAGATATATCGAGATGAGTCGAGATAGAAGCGGCTGGCTTTGGTATATCGGCTATATACGTCTAACGATGCTATTAGATCACCGTCGATATGTACTTCGTCTGTCGATGAAAAGATGGTAACACCATCGCCTGATATATATATCCTTCCGTCTTCACCGTTGTCAGCAAGTCGGAGTTCCTTCCATCCATTTACTGAAGAACCGAGGCTATAAGACTCACTGGTGGAAGGAATCAGGTCGAAGCCTATCTGACCGCCGGAGCCTCCCGATAAACCGAGTGCCGACACAAAGCCAGTGGCGTAGAAGCCTACTGCCGAGCCGTCAGCCTTCTCGATATAGAGCGCACTATTGGTGGAGTCCCATTTCAGCACCGCATCTCCGATGCGCACACCATTGCTCGCCATCAGTCGGATTCGTCCACTGGCATCCTCGATGATGCGGGATGTGTAGTCGCCTGAGTCGCCGTTGAAGTGGAAGTCGATGTAACCGCCATAGCTCGACAAGGTGCCCTCACTGTTCAGTTCGATATGGTCGAAGCCTGCGATGTAACCTCCATTGCTGCCAGCCTCGATGTTGCCGCTCACGCTGCCACCCGTCGACCACGACTGTCCCCAGAAGGTGCCGGAGCAGCTGGTGAGTGGCGTGATGCTGCTATTTCCGATTTGTATCGTGCCGTTACTGATGTATGAATAGTTCTGCATCTGCGTGGCCACGCTGCTCGGTGTCGAATAGCCAGCAAGCGCATGGTCGCCCCAACCGTAAGCGGTCACGCCCTTGTTTACGTCGGATGTGGTTGGTAAAGCATAGCCTGTGGCGAAGCTCACTGTGAACGAGCCATCAGCCGTCAGCGTGGCCGGACTGACAGAGAACCCAGTCGGCATCACGAGCCCGATGCTTGTCAGCGTACCACTACCACCGCCTCCGATGGTCTGATTCTCCCACTTTCCGCTTGTGGCATTGTAGACAAGAGCCTGACCGTTGGTCGGACTGCTCAAATTGACATCCGTGAGGTCGGCCAATGCCGAGGCACCACCGCCACCGCCGCTGGAGTTCTGACCGAGGGCCGAGATATATTGATTAGTCCAGAAGCCGAACATCGCCTTGATATTGGTGATGGTCGATTCGGTGTCGTTGGGGGCTACCTCGTTGGGCGTCGGTGTCGCGCTGTCATAAGCCTTGAAGAGTTTACTGAAGAACTCTATTGACAAGTAATTCTGATCAACCCATGCTTGCGTGGCATAGCCGGAAAGGGCTGCGGGGTCGAGCCCGCCACCGCCACCTGAGCCGTAGCCACCGCCCACGCGGTCGCCCGTCATTCGAATAATGGCATCTCTACTTAATGACTTCATAATTCCATGAGTGTTAAATGCATCACATCGTCACGCCAGTCTCTTCCGATGGCAATAGGGTAACTTGGCGTATCGTTGACAGTTGTCGTGTTCTGAGGAGTTATCGTCTCGTTATCCAATGCGAGCGACAACATGCGGCGCGACCTTCCGTAGAACGTGGCCATGCGGTTTACCAGGTATCGCTCAGGCTGAATGTCGCTCGATCCATAGCGGGCGTTAGCCATAAACGAACCGTCGGCATTCATCAGCAAACCGAAGCCGTAGTCCATATCGTTGTCACTGGCGAAGATGCAATCCACGTTCTTGTTATTACCGGCCTGCGCATTGGTGGTTGATGAGTAATCCCGCACACTCACGCGACTTTTCACGGCGGTGCGCTCACGTCCGCTGGTGATCGACACGGCATCACGCGAGAAGGTTAGCGTGAAGTCGGCCAGCTCGAAGTTGCACTGGCCTGCGTCGCCGATTCGCTGATAGTCTTCGTCAGGACTGCCATAGAACTCAACAAACACCTTACCCGATAAATTACTGGCAACTGGGATGCGGGAGATATAAGCCACATTCAGCAGCGGCAGCGGCTGGTAGATGCACGGACAGAGGGTCGGCGCGTTCTTTACCATCACGTCGAAGATTTGCTTCGTGGTGCTCCATGATGCCACGATGCCGAATGTATATTCGTTATAACTCAGATTCAGCCATTGAGTGCTTCCACTTGTGCGACTCGGACCGATGCCGATGGCCATCTTCATACGACGGTTTTCCTCGTTGCCGAACTCGCCACGCTCCCACCCTTCATATATACTCGCCTTGATGTCGAACGAACCGCCTGGGAATGACATCTCATAGACCGAAGCCAACCAAGCCTTCGGCGTAGAGTTCGCGCTATATGGTCCGCGCAAGTCGATACAGTCCACAATATCCGGGCTTGTCGCATCGTTGGTGCTATAAATCTGACGACGTGAAAAACCGCCATAGCTGCTACTGCCACCTTCCATGATGCGGCAGTCATTACTATCGAAGCTCGCAATCTCAGGCGTATAGAAGTAACCGACACGAGAGTCGTTCGGGTCGCCCGTCCATGAATAGCCGCCACGCTCCATGCGGTCGCGGATGCTTTGCGGAGCGAAAGCCATCTCAGAGGATGACTTGTTACAATTGACCGACACAACAACCTTGCTGAAGCCTTGGATCATCGTATCGTCGTTGTCGGTCGACGCAAAGTTGTTGCCGACGCTGGCCGATGAATACATCGTGTCGACGCTTCCGATATTCCCGGAGGTGCCATTGCCAATGCTCTGCAATTGGTCGAGCGACAATATGAGCGCGTTCGGCTCGTTAGTCTTATCGTCGGCAGCGGTCAGGAGAATCTTCTGCCCATACGTGCGAGCGGTCCACCCCCAGAATCGGCACACATCTTCGAGGATCTGAAAAAGACTATACGATGGCGACACGTCACCCTCGCTGATGCTCAGGAAGTTTCGCCAGTCGAGCTTCTTGCGCAGCCACTCACGGGCATCGGCACCGCCTTGGATGATAACCTGTGAGGTGGCATGCACGGGAATGGAACGGAAGATATAATTGAGCAGATAGGCAAAATTACGATAGGTGGTTTCTGAAGTAGACACCTGGATGGTGCTGAGCACCGACAGGCAGCATTGCACGGGGAACTCGCGCTCCTGCGGGTTACCATAGAGCACACCACTGAAGCTCTGCGCTTGCATAAAACCCTGCCATACCACATTACCATTGCCATCGGTCAAAGTCACGGGGCGGTCGGTGTCGGTCGATGGTAGCAGCGTCTTCCAATCCCATGCGTTTCCGTTGGCATCATTCCCGTCGTCAACAATTCGGATGTAGCCCGATTGCGTGCGGATAGGTATGAACATATCATCGTCGCTGCTCTCCTGAGTCATGAACGGCTGCGCACCACCCTTCAACTGAATGGGGGTGCTGCTATACGATGCATCGTAGATGTTCACCGTGTAGAGTGTATTGGTGCGGAGTGACTTGAACGGTATCTGCCAATGTATTGCCATGATTCTTCTTTTCCTATCTTACGAAAGGTCGTTGTAGGTTTACTAAAAAAAAGGCTCGCCGCTGCGAGCCAAACTTAACAATCTAAATACCATGAATAATTACTACTAAACTATTAATCTTAAAAAACACTATGAAAAACCAACAAATATGTCTCAATACAAATACGAATAAATCAGAAACCCAGAGCATACGGCAAAGGCAAGAACCAATAGGCAAATCAGCCGGAATAGACAACCGAGCACCATGCGGTCGCGCTTGTCTCTTACATTTGGGTCTTCCCTCGGAATCTCCGGCATGTCTGCCCACTTGTCCGACGGCTTTGGTATGATGTCGCCAATGTGAATCATCTCTTCATCAGATTGTTGATCACTTGTTTTCGATTCAGCCCGTCTGCGCGATAGCTGACGTGTACCCAGTAGGAGCCCTTCGAGTTGTGCTCCCAGATGAGCTGGTCGAATGGCAGGTGGTCGCGGATGTAATTGAACCACTTTTTGCCTTTCGTCAGGTCACCGTCGATACAGAGGTCTACGGCCTCGCCCTTCATGTGCTGGGAATTTCTCACGCCACCGACGGCGTTGTTAAGAGCCAGCGACCGATAGCCAGAGCCAATCTTAACAGGTTCCTTCATTGCGTCGCGCAATGGTTGCACCACATTATGAATCAGAGCGCACAGGCTGATGATGTCCGTCTGTCCTGGTACATTTCGGATGCCCTTCGCCTTGGCGGTTTCACTCGCGCAAAGCTCTTCGAGCGTGAAGTTCTTGCTGATCTTGGTTGCCATTCCGTTTAATTCGTTTAATCCGTTGTTACAAGTCCTCGTTGTTTGGTTCGATATTATTCTCGTTGACATGAATCGTTCGTTCAAGAGCCTCGGCATCCAATGTGGTTACGCGCTGACGGTGCGGACACTTTAGGTCGCCACACATAAAAGGGCGCATAGCCTCGATCATACGGCCCTGACGGGCTTGTGTGCGACGGAGAATGTCAAGCTGCTCCTCGGTCTGAACCCTGAACTTCCTGAACTCCTCATCTCGCGCCGCCAACATGTCGCGGTATTCGTTGCGCTCCTGTTTATAATGGTCGCGCTCGGCCCGTAGTTCATCGTTCTGACGCTTGCGGTCTTCACGATCCTCGGCCAAATCCTTCGCCAATTGCTGATAGTAGTCCTGCTGCTCCTTGTTAGCCTCTATTTCGGCCTTGCGAACTTCGGCCTCCTTCAGTTTGGCTTCGGCTTCAGCCAGTTTAGCTTCGGCTTCTTCCTTCCGCTTGTGCTGCCGCCAGAATAGGAATCCACCTACGCCAGTACCACCGACAATGAGGGTAATCAATGAGATGATTGCTTCTAATGTAATCTCCATTTTCTTCGATTTTTAATATACTGTTTTCACTTATCGAAGAAAACCGTCGCGGGGGTTTACCGCGACGGCAGGAATTTCTTGATCTTGAAGGCGATCCAAACGACACCTCCAATGAATGCCAGCAATCCGAGCCACATCAGACCCTTCTCGGTCTTCGACAACTTGGCTGGCACCTCCTTTACCACCTCGTATGGCACGGGGATAGAGTCGTGTTTGGCCACATAGGTCGTGTCGTGGACTTGCTTCTCGATGTACTTCGTGTGCCACTTCTCGATGCGCACCGTGTCACCCTTCTCCTTGATGCTGATACTGTCATGCATCCAGATGGAGTCGCGCTGCACCTGCGTGAAGTAGATGGAATCCGTCTTGTGTTCCACCACCGTCACCGGCACATACTCAATCGTCTTGCAGCCCGTCAGCATCGCCAACGTAACCGCAAAAAATAATACTTTCTTCATAATCCGTATAATCCGTTAAATCCGTTGTCTATTTATTGTTCCATTTATCCATGAGCTTCGCCAGTTTTTTGTCGAGTTTCTTGATGTCATCCTTTGGCACGGGCCAAATCTTAAAGTGATAGGCCACGCAACTCTCGATATTCGCTCCCTTCGAGTCGCGCCACCCTGGGAGTTTATAGATCTGGTCGCAGCGAGACAATAGCCACAAGTCATATAGCAGTACCAGCGTGTATGCAGTGTGCTCGCTGGTTACGCCAGTGAGAACCTTCCACAACCAGGGCCAACGACACGCCCAAACGCAGATGGGGTTCACCACTTTCGTATATCCCTGCGATCTCAGCGACTGCTCCGCCCGTCCGAATAGTTCCAAGTATTGCTCCCTCTCCAGACCACTCATCGGCCCGCTGATATATACTTTCTTCTGTTTCATAATTAGTATAATTCATGAAATTCGTAATCAAGTATTCTCTAAGTAGTCATTTTCGCTGTTTGTCATAATTCAAAGTTTGATATTATACTGTTGCCAACTTCGGGAATCCATTCAGTGACATGAGCGACTGAACGGATGGATGGTCGGTGTGAGCCTTTGCGAAGTTGATGAGTCTGCGATAGAGTAATTTCTGCTTTGTGCGGTCAGGGAATCCGCCATTTATCTTGTAGTAGTCCTGCCACATTTCTGCACGGGTTTCTACTGGAACGACTTCACGACGTATCGGCTCTTTCTTCCATTCCTCGATGAGTGCTTGCACCTCTGGAACGTCTGACTTGAACTTTCGCAGATACGTCCAACGGGAAATCAGCGGGTCGGTCTGACGTGGGAATCGTCCGTACTTCTGTCTGAATGCTTGCACGTCCTTGACTCCGTTCTGAATGGCAACGTCAGTGTAGTTATACTCAGGCCATTTCTCCACAATAGCTTTCACCTCTGGACGGTCACTATAGGTTTTCTTCACCATGTACCAACGGCCAAACAGCTTCGAATCCTCACAAGCACGAATCTGATGGCCTGTCTTCTCGCAGTGGTCTTCCACAGCGTTCACAATGCGCATCATCTTCTGATACCTGACAGCCTCTTTGCCGTACTTCTCTTGAATGCGTATCACGTCGGGGTGGTCTGGGTAGGCTGCTTTCAAGTGTTTCCATATATAGCCAAGTCTGTCCTCTTTCCGTGCATGGGTCGGTGTGCGCCCGTTCTTCTCGGCAAACTCCACACACTCGGCCAAATGGCGCATATCGAGGTCGGCAAAATAGTCAAGTTCAATCTTTCGCAACCTCTGCACGGTCGGGTCTTCTGGGTGCTGAAACTTGATGTAGTCCCAGAACGTCGATATTCTCTTTTCTTGTGCCGATGCCAGCTTTGCCCGTGATGGCGGTCGCTGGTTCTCTTCAAAGAACTTCTCTATCTCTGGCAGTCGGTTCTCATACTTGATGGTGGCTCGCGTCAGTTTGCTGATGAGTTGGCGCACGCCAAGCGTGTAGTCTATCACGTTGAAGTGGCGCAAGTCCCATGCTTTTGCCTCGCCTCCCTGCTCATGGTTGAACTCCTCGGCTATGCCCTGAATGTTGGTCGTGGTGGTGATGTTGTCAACCATATCCAATACGATAGGCCGCTCCGTGTTCGCTGCTGTCAGCGCACGTCCCATCTGCTGCATGTAGATGATACGGCTCGAAGTGGTGCGGAGCATGATGACGGCACCGACCTGCGGAATGTGGATGCCTTCGTTCAGCATGTTCACAGAGAAGATGACCTTCACACCTTCGCCATCGTCACTCTCAAAGCGTTCCATCGTTTCGCGCTGCTCACGTTCCGTCTGGTCGCTGTGTAGGTTGTAGCAGCCGCAGATATTGAAGCCAGCCTGCTTCATCCATCGTTGCACCTCTTGTCGCATAAGCTCCAAGTCCTCGATGTGCGAACAGAACACGATGATACGTCGGATGTCTTTCGGCAGGTGCTTGCTGATGATCTGCGTCATGCCGATAGATTTCTCCCAAGCCAGTTTCTTGTTGCTCAGTCGGAAGATACGCTTACGCTTCTCTTTTTCAGGAATGCGACCGTTCTGCATGATACGATCTGTTGCATCCTCTACCACTTTTGTAAAACTGAAGATACCCGTCACGTAGGTAGGTATCGGCAAGATGTGGCGGTTCCACGCCTCGGCAATCGTCATCTCGCTTGCTACATGACCATTGAACAGCTCGTCGGCCATGTTCCTTTCATCATCCAGATAACGGATAGGCGTTGCCGTAGTTCCAAGCACCTTCGCCTGTGGCTGACTCTCGATAAGCAGACCTACGGCTGCACTCCACTCAGGAGCACCAGCCCTGTGAAATTCGTCAATCACTATCAGGTCGTACTGCTCCGTGATGTCCGTCACGTTATTGTTCAACCACTGATAGCTTCGGTACTCAATATCCTTGCGCCACGATATGACCTGTTGCTGCTGTCGTAGCACGAATATGTTAGGTGCCAGAATGAGCACTCTCTTGAAGTGCTCAGTCACAGCCGCCACGATGTAAGACTTGCCCGTTCCCGTAGGATGGCAAACGCACGTCATGCGGTCTCTCTCGAAAGCGGCCATCACTCTCTCATAGGCCACCCTGTTGTGTTGCTTCAATTCAATTCTCATAGTTCCTTCAATTAAAGAGGGTCTGACGCTTGCCAGTCCCTTAATTCGTTAAATCCGTGAAATCTGTGGTTCCAATTCTTTCCAATTCTTTTCAGTATGGAAAGAATTAATGCAACGTCCCCTCATACCTCTCATACAAGTCCAACGCCATGATGATGGCTTGCACGGGGTCGATTTTGCACGAGTCGGTCTGGGCACGCTTCACGGGGCGTTTGTTGCCGCGACCGTCGATTTCCAGCACGGCATTGCCGAAGCAGAAGGGCCACAGCGGACTCGCGCTGTACGAGATGAACGGCACGGGGGCGAACATCGCGGCGTAGAGGTCGTCGGTGGGGGCGTTGAACTCGCTGTTCAGCTGGCTCACCACTTGCACGTAGGGGTCGGGGTTCTGGATGCCCATGTTCGACTGGAGGAAGGCTTTCAGCGCGTTGATGGGGTCTTTCGACTGGTACTTGTCGTAGCCGAAGTACATGAACTGACAGCCGTTGCCCAACAGCTCGGCCAGTCGGTTGACGAACAGCGCGGGCTGGAACACGGCTCCTGGCGAGTAGTGCAACCACCCGTCCTTCTCCCATTGCTCGTACATCGGTCGGATGGCACTCTTCTCGGCTGTGCTCTCCTTCACCCATGCGTCGTAGTCGGCAAAGAACTCGGTGCCGCGCCCGCTGGGGTGCTTGCGTGCTGCCAGATATGCCGCCGTGTGAAGGTCGTCGCCCTGGCTGAAGTCCAAGCCTGTGAAGATGACCCAACCGTCGCGGGCTGTGCATTGGTCTATCCTCATGCCGCGTTGCAGCGGGCGAATCTGTTCTGCCTTAATCCACTCCACCACGCTCGAGCCCTGCCACATATTAAAGTCCTTCGTCAGCACCTCCTGCTTGGTGTCCTCGGTGCCGGTGGCGGCTTCGTGCAGTCGCTCGCGGTAGTAGGTGGGCTGTACGGTGGTGCCGATGGAGCGGTTCACCTTCTTGAAGAGTTCGGGGTCGTCGAGCTTCGTCAGGTCGTCGGTCAGTTCCCACTTGTCGAGCTGGAGCAGGAAGGCGCACCAGTAGTCGTCGGAGGTGCGGATGCGCTGGCCGAGGGGGTACTGCATCTCGCCCAGCAGCGATGCCTCGACCTGCTCCA